GTAATGTTAGAGAAGAGTGTGAACATTCCTTTGAAAGATTTATAGAAGTAGTTCAACCAAAACGTGTCTTAGGTAACATACATAGAGAATGTATCTCATGGTGGACTAGACAGGATGCTAAAGACCATCAATTAACACTTCTTCCTAGAGATCATATGAAGTCTGCTTTAATGGGTTTAAGAGCAGCTTGGGAGGTTGTAAAGAATCCGGCCATAAGAATCCTCTATATATCGTCTACTTCTAATCTAGCTGTTAAACAACTTAAGTTCATAAAGGATATATTAACATCAGATCCAGTTCGTTTATTATGGCCAGATCTTATACATAAAGAGGAAGCTAAACGTGAGAAATGGACTGAGAGAGAAATCTCTATCGATCACCCCAAAAGGAAAGCTGAGTACATTAGAGATCCAACTCTCTTTACTGCCGGCCTTACTTCCAATATTGTTGGCCTTCATTGCGATATTGCTATACTCGACGACGTTGTTGTAGAGGGTAACGCATACATAGAAGAAGGCAGAGAAAAAGCAAAGAATCAGTATTCCTTACTCTCATCTGTTGAAACAGTCGGAGCTCAGGAATGGATAGTCGGCACTAGATATCACCCTAAAGATCTGTACGCTGACTTAGTAGAAATGGAGATTGAAGAATATGATGAATTGGGTAATAGAATCGCATCTGAACCCTTATTTGAGGTTAAGGAACATGCTGTGGAATCCTTGGGAGATGGTACAGGTGAATTCCTCTGGCCTAGACAACAACGCTCAGACGGTAGATGGTTCGGCTTCGACGTCAAGATCCTTGCTACGAAAAGAGCGCAATACCTTAACAAGACACACTTCAGAGCACAATACTATAACGATCCGCACGATGTTGGATCATCGCCGATTCAGAGAAGCCAATTCCAATACTACGGTCCGGAGCATCTCTACTGCCGTGACGGAAGATGGTTTTTTAAAAACAACCGTCTCAACGTTGTCGCCGCTGTCGACTTTGCCTTCAGTATCGGTAAAAGGGCAGACTCATCGTGTATTGTAGTAGTCGGTGCAGACGGTTACAATCAATACTACATATTAGAAATAGACAGATTTAAGACTGATAAAATATCAGAATACTATCGTAGAATACTTAAACTCTACGAGAAGTGGGGCTTCCGAAAGATTAGAGCAGAAGTCTCAGCAGCACAAATAGCCATTGTCAAAGACTTAAAAGAAAGTTACATACGACCTAATGGGTTATCCCTGGCTGTTGAAGAATATCGCCCTAGTCGATGGGAAGGAAGCAAAGATGAGCGTATTATGGCAGTCTTAGAGCCTAAGTACGCTAATAACCAAATATGGCATTATCCAAGCGGTAATTGCCAAGTATTAGAAGAAGAGCTTGTCTTCATGAACCCCCCTCATGATGACATTAAAGATGCTTTGTCTTCTGCCATAGATTTCGCTGTACCTCCAATTAACTTTACTAAGTCAATTAGAGATGCACAAGATTTCAAATTCCATTTGAAGTTCGGTGGGGTTAATTGAAGGAGTCATTAGTTGAAATTAACATCGTTTGACAATGGTGTAACCATTGAAGTAGACAGAGAAAAGATTACAGACTTAGGTCCACATGCAGATGGTGGATCATTCGTTAAAGTAAATGGTTTTACATACCATGTTTCTGAACATGTAGATGCCATCCTTAGTAAACCGCCTTTCTAAGCAAGTAGGTTCCAGATCTCTAGCTATTAATCTCTTAAAGAAGAGAGGACATCTAGATAGTTCTGGAAACTTAACAGATGCTGGCAGAATACGTCAAGACATGGGCGCAGCAGGTCGTGCTAAATCCAGACAAGCAAAATACAGTGGAGGAAGACCTTCTGATTATGTCTATCATCAAAGAACAAATAGAGTGACTAAGCGTAAATGACCGGTAGAGTAATGGAGCTACACAATGTCCTTCAACCGGACATGTTAGCAACAAGAATAACAGAGCGTTGGATAGAGTGGGATACACTACGTCAGAACGCTAAAGTTGATTGGGAGGAAGTCAGAAGATATGTCTATGCTACGGATACGACTCAGACTACGAATGCTCAGTTGCCTTGGAAGAATAAGACGACTGTTCCGAAGCTTTGTCAAATAAGAGATAATCTATTTGCTAACTATACAGCTACTCTCTTTCCCAGCACTCAACGTAATAAATGGTTAGCCTGGCAGGCAGACGAGAAGAACAGTGCATCAGTAGACAAGAGAGACGCCATCCTTAATAGGATGCAGTGGATCATTGGTCAACGTTCATTTAAACAAGAACTATACAAATGTATTATGGATTACATAGATACAGGTAATCCATTCGCTACTATAGAATTTATGGATGAAAGAGTTGAACAATCCAACGGTATTAAAGTTGGTTATGTAGGTCCTGTTATTAAACGAATCAATCCTTTAGATATTGTCTTTAATCCTACAGCAGAGAACTTTGAAAATTCTCCTAAGATAGTTAGATCAATCATATCTTTAGGTGAGTTAAGAGAATATCTACAACGTTTATCTAATGACGAGAATAGGAATGCTTATGAAGAACTCTACAACTATCTCCGCAATATTAGATTCCACGCTAGAACCTTCCAAGGTGACTGGCAGCAACGTGATCGCCTTTATGCGATGGATGGATTTACGTCCTATAGGTCCTATCTCTTGGCCGACTTTGTGGAGATACTTACGTTCTTCGGTGACTGGTACGATCAGATAAATGACCATTTCGAAAAGAATAGAGTCATTACGTGCATTGACAGACATAAACTTATTGAGAATAGACCTGGATCGAGCTATTTTGCTAAACCTCCAATATATTCTGTATTATGGAGAAAGAGACAAGATAACATATGGGGACAAGGACCTCTCGCAAACCTCATAGGTATGCAGTACCGTATGGATCATGTAGAGAATATGAAGGCAGATGTCTTCGATCTTATTACATATCCAGTACAGAAAGTCAAAGGATTCGTCGAAGATTTCGTCTGGCGTCCTGGTGAAAAGATATTCATAGGAGATGAAGGCGATGTCGAGATGCACATTCCACCTCATAATGTTTTACAAGCAAACTTGGAGATACAAAACCTTGAACGCCTCATGGAAGAGATGGCTGGAGCGCCGAGAGAAGCCATGGGATTTAGAACCCCTGGTGAAAAGACTAAGTACGAAGTACAACGTCTAGAGAACGCCTCCGCTAGAATATATAACAACAAAATAACACAATTCGAAGAAGAGTTCTTAGAACCTCTTCTCAACGCTATGTTAGAACTTGATAGAAGAACAATGACTGGAGTTCAGACAATTCCTGTCTTTGATGATCAATTTAAGATAACTACATATCAAGAATTAACAGTAGACGATATAACAGGTGTAGGGAGGATTAAGCCCATAGCAGCGCGTCATTTCGCTGAACAAGCAGATTTAGTACAAAACATCACATCTCTTACAGGCTCTAATCTATGGCCTACTATACAACCTCATTTCTCTGGAGTTAGATTAGCTCAGGTATTTGAGAAAGCATTAAACATAGAAGATTATAATATAGTCATGCCATTTGTAGCTCTTTCAGAACAAGCAGAAGCGCAGAAGTTTACCAATGCTCTAGAAGAACAAGTACATATGGCTAGTCAGACAGCTACAGGACAAGGGAGTGACTTTGACCTAAATGGACCTCCTACTACTCCTGAAGCAACTCCAATGAATTTGCATAGACAACCTCCTGCCAATGCAACACCAGTAGGAACATTAGCTACACAATGAAAACTAAAGCATTAGAGTTAATGCAGAAGATACTCAAAAACGAAACCTTGGATTATGAAGACAGAACATTCCTCTTAGGATTTATTATGTTCTCATTAGAATTCCAAGAATACATAAAAGGAAAGACAGTATGACCATATATGTCAAGATTGAAAAAGATTCAGATATTGTTTCAGTGACTTTTGTTACTGGTGATATTCACAATACAACTACAATGACCAAACAAGAGTTTACTGATTACATTAGAGGAGCCTAAGACCAAATGGCAGATAGTTTACTAGAGACCAGTCAAGTAGACGATAGTATAGATTACCTAGAGACTTTAGTAGGTGAGAACAAGAAGTTCAGAGATGCTAAAGAATTAGCTAAAGGTAAATATATAGCGGATAATTACATCCAGACATTAGAATCTCAGATGGACCAGATCAGGAGAGACTATTTAAAAGAAAAAGAACAGAACGTAGCTAGAGCAAAACTAGAAGATCTCTTAGACCGATTAGAGAAAAGACAGACTGCTCCTCCGACAGAACAACCAATAGTGACGGAACAGAAGACTCCTAGCATAAAGAAAGAAGACATAGAATCTCTTGTGGA